GGAGGGTGCTGTCGCGATTCGGGGCGGAGGCGACGCGCCCAGCAGTGGGCGCACAGACCACGGTGTGGGATCGAGCCACCCAGGGATGGGTGGTGGGCCTGGATTATAAGGTTGTTCGGGATGTCATCCAGCCGAAGTATTTTCGTAACGGCTTCGGCCTCCCTGGGGATCAACCGTTCATCCCTGATGAAGATATTGCGGCGTGGCGTGTCGGGGATCAGGTGCTTAAGCTCAAGAATGGGAGCATTCTTGGCTTCAAATCCGCAGAGGCTGGCGCTAAGAAGATGCAAGGGATCGCCCTGGATTGGGTACACTTTGACGAAGAACCGGCATACACCGTCTTCAGCGAGGCCACGATTCGTATTGCTGGGGGGCGTCCCCTGCGCATCTTCTGTACCTGTACCTTGTTACCGCCAGAAGGGCAAATGGGCGGCGTGTCGTGGATGTTCGAGCAGATCATCCAGCCCTGGAAAGAGGGGCAACGGGATGTGGGCATCTTTCAAGCGGCGATTTACGACAATCCGCACCTGCGGCGGGAGGAAGTGGCCGTACTCGAATCCCGCTACCCCGCCGGGAGCATGGAGCGGCGTATTCGGTTAAACGGGGAACTCCTGCCTGGCATTGGCGGCTCGCTCGCCTATCCGGCCTTTAAGCGTGAACTGCACGTTCAGCGGTTGCCAGAGCTGAGTAACCGTCGGCCCCTCTGCTGGTGTTGGGACTTTAACGTGTCCCCCATGGTGAGTCTGGTCGGGCAGCGGATTGACGGCATTTTCCACGTCCACGATGAATTAATTCTGGACACAGGCAGTATTCCCCAGATGGTGGAACTCTTTAAAGAACGGTATCCGTCTCATGGGGCAGAAATCTGGATTTATGGGGACGCCACGGGAAATTCCCGCGATAGCCAGACCGCGAAGAGTGACTACCAGTTGATCTTAGATGGCATGCGGGACTATAGTTCTCCCTGCGTGTTAAAGATTCCTACGAGCAATCCCTTTCAGCGGGATAGGATTAATGCCGTGAATCGTGCCTTACAAGATGAACAAGGCACCATTGGCGTGCTGATTGCGCCACACTGCCGCGAACTCATTGCTGATATGGAGGGCGTGCTTCGCGACCCGCGTGGGGGCATTCTCAAGACGTATGACCGGAAGAATCCCTACGCGAGAAGAACCCATACGAGCGATGCTGGTGGCTGTTGGGTCCACTTCGAGCGGCCGGTCCGGGAAGAGCCGACGGCGACGCGGCAAAGTCGCGTCAAGAGCATTAAGCAGGTGAGTTATGGCCGACGCTAGCGTGCGTGCAGGAGCCATACCCTGTAAAGGCTGTGGCGTCGCCCTGCCCCCGGTGTATGAACTCTCACCCTGGTGCGCTTGGTGCATCAAAGAAAAGCGGGATCAGCCGAAGATCAAGACGATCAAGCAGATTAGCTATGGGAGACGCAGGAATGTCTGAAGAGTTCGGCGGCTTTGCTGGTGCCTATATTGATGAGGCGGACCCCGATGAGGAAGGCCTGCGCCCGCTCAGTGACGCAGAGATTGTCCAGATCATTTTGGCGTACAAAAAAGACTCGGAGGATGTGCGCAAAGAACAGCGGGATAGTATTAGCGATGCCAATATGGATTGTTACTTTCTGCGGCAAGACGTGAGCAATAAGGTGCGCGGGCAGAGCACCGAATATCTCCCCGATGTGGCACAAGCGGCCGATCATGCGGGCGCCCTGATTAAGCGTGGGCTCACCGGGTATGGTCAGTATTTTGATGTCGATTTGTCCAAAGCGATGCCCGCGCCACTGCCAGGGCAACCGGATACACGCCTCACCGGGGAGGATGCGGAAAAAATCTTACGCCAGCACTTAGAGCCGCAGCAGACCCCACTGGGGGAAACGCCCTCACTCCCTCTCGTCTTAGAAGATGCGGTCAAAACGGCGCTGTTCCAGTCACTGGCCATTATCAAAGTCTGTGGGGATTTCCTTGTCACGGGCCACATGAAGTTGGAGCAGGAGCCGTTCTTTGCTGAACTGGACGACGGGACGCTTATTCAAGGCGAGCCGATTGAACGCCTCATCCTTGACGAAATCCCTGAATGGAAGTTGCGCATCTATGTGGTGCGTCCCAAGGACATCTATTTGGACCCCACCGGGGAGAATCGGTTCATTATTGAAGAGTCCGAATGTGACTACCATGAGGTCATGGAAGCTGCACAGGGCGAGCATGCGTTATATGATGCAGAAGCTGTCGCGCGGATGCCTCGCGACTTCCGCGATGCGGATCGGGACGCAGAGCTTCAAACCGAAACCAACGAATCCGTGCAATTAGGAAAAAGCGCACGGAAGCGTACCAAGCTCTTAGAGTTTTGGGGCGACATCATTGATACGCAAGGCAACTTGCGCTACAAGAATGTCATGGCGACGGTGGCCAATGAGCATACCCTCATTCAGCGCCCGCTGAAAAATCCCTACTGGCACCAGCGCAAGCCCTACGTGATTTCGCCCTTGATTCGTGTGCCCTTCTCGGTCTGGCACCGCGCCGTGTTTGACTATGCTGTGCCCCTGAATGAAGCGGAAAACGAGCTATTTAATCTCATCCTTGACGGCGCGATTCAGGCGGTATGGGGCATTCGGGAAGTCCAGGCGGACATGCTCGAAAACGAAAAAGACATTGAACAAGGGATTCCCCAGGCATTTACTGCCTTGAGGAAACCAGAAGCCCCTCCTGGCGTGCCCTCGATCATGGTGACGCAAGGCGGGACGGTGCCGCCGGAATCGCTCGCGACCTTGCAGCTCCTCAGCCAGCGCTTGCAGCAAGCCACGATGATCAACGAAATCCGGCTCGGGCAAACGCCTGGGGGCAAGACGACAGCCACGGCGGTCTCAGAGGCCCAGGCGAGTAGTAGTATGTATTTTGAGAGCATCATCTTTGACTTAGAGCAGGGCTTTATCCAGCCGCTTCTCTGGATGTCATGGCTGACGCTCTTGCAGCATGTCAAGGAGTGGGGCCGTAAGCCAGCACTGCGAAACTTGATTGGGGAGAACACGGCGCGAGCCTTAGCGCAAATGTCGCCTGAACAAGTCTTTATGACGTATGGCGAATCTGCCGCGTTTCGTGTGTACGGACTCAGTTCGGTGCTTGCCAGAACAAAAGAGTTTCAAAAGCTTATGGCGTTCCTTGACATGATGCAGCGTAATGATATGCTTAAACAAGAAGCGGCAAAGCTGCTGAGTCCGAGACGGCTTATTGATCAAATCTGCCGAGCGCTGAACCTGGATTTTTCCCAACTTGAGATGACGGACGAAGAGAAATTAGAGCAGTTTGGACAGATGGTGCAGCAATCAGGTTTCTCCGGGCAAGATGCCATGGGGAACGCCGAGGGTTTCGGGCGTCCCTCAGCGCCATCGAGGGGCGGTTCCTCATTGCCCGGCGAAATTCGGCAGGTAAGCAATCCGATGGCGGGGCTGAATAGCCGACAAAGGAGTTACTAATGCGTATGAAATGGACCCCAACCTGTGCGACAAAACACCCCAGCGAGTATGCCAAGCCAGGGCAGAACTGTGAGGGCGGCAACGTCAGCGGCGAGATGATGAACAAGGGCTACACCGCCATAGCAGCTCCAAAATCCCAGGGGGCGATGAAACGTGTCAAGTAACACGGAAATAGACGACAGTTACCAAGAAATGCTCAACAACCTGCGCTATGATCCCGACCGGCATTCGCTTGAGGACATGGCCAATAATTTCTTGGTCTGGTATAGCAATAATTGTCCGCGATACGCCGGCGGGGATCGGCGCATCAAGTTCTTGACGGAAGGGCTTGGGGCGCTGTCGCAACTCTGCTCCATGTTGGTTATTGAAGTCTTGGCCCTGAAAAAGCAAAGCGCGAACAACGCATTACATATCTGGATGCCACCCCATGCGCGGGACATCTGGGAGAAACGGCGGAGTCAATGACGGCCGAAGATTTGATTGTCGTGAATCCTGGACAAGGGTTGCTCATCCAACAAGCGGTAGAGAATCAGATCCGGCATCTTGTGCTGTCCCTGATTGGCCGCTATAACGGCCAGCAACTTGATCCAAAGGATGCGTATGCGGGGATCGCAGCAATCGCTGCCCTGCATGCGGTGTATGGTCGGTTGGGCAAATCGCAAGATTCCAACCATAAATAGAGGGTAATGCATGGCAGAGCAAGAGTGGTTCACCGATGAGGATCAGAACCCAGCGCCAGAGAGCACCATGGTCGATGTGCGGTTTAATGGCCAAACCATTCGCATGACCGCCGAAGCAGCCAAGGCTTGGGAAGAGCGGGAACGGGCGTTCTCGCAGCGCTTCTCTGAGCAGGGCCAAGAGCTTGGGCAATTGCGGCAAATGGCACGCCAAATCCAAACGCCTCCTGCGCAACAGCCTCAGCAGGCCGCGCCGGGGCAAGATATGGATTTGCAGATTCTGCAAAATCCCTATCAATCCATTCAGCAGATGCTTGACGAACGGGAACAGCGTGCGTATCAAACCATCCGGGGCGAAATGGA